GTGGTGATCGAATAGGTGGTATCTGTCAGATAGGCGCGGCCTTTGTGCAGCATTCCAATGAGAGTCCGATAGCTGAAAAGCTCCGGCCCGGAAAAATGGAAAGACTCGCGCGCATTGCGCCCGTATGCCTGTCCTTGATGCGCCCAAACATGGGCAAGCTCCGAATTCGTGAAAACCGTTCTCATGATTTTGACTCCTTTAGTTTTTCTGTTCAGGCGCGCCGCCTGAATGGCGCGCCATGGGCAATTGCTAGCACGCATTTATTAACAATTTATTAACAGACGTGCAAGAGCGAAATACGGTAAACGCCGGGTTAACCGTGATTGCGCAACCCTCTTGACTGGCGCGCCGCGCGCCCGGCGCAATGGCCATTGGCGGAATCCGCGCCGCACCAGGCGCGCCCGCTGGCAAGTAAGACTCACTATGGCGGTATGGCCAGGGCATGGGCATACCGAACCGGAAAATTCGTGGTTAACGGACGTGGTAAACAGGTATGGTTAACGCCGGAAACGGGCGCGCAAAAACATTTCCGGAATGGCGGCCATGCGCGCCGCCAGACGCGCGACGCCGCGCCAGGCGCATTGCGGGATGGCTCTATACACGACGGCCGCATTGCGGGCCTCGTTGGGTATCGGTGGCGGGCGGCCCCGGCGGACGCATTGCGGGCCTCGCTGGGACTCTGCGCCGCCACGCCCGCCCCCATGGACGCCCGCCCGCGCGTCGCGCCGAACCGTCTTGACCAGCGCCGCCAGCATCGGCGGAGAAGAAAAATCGTAATTCGATAAAATTGTTGCCACGGCGTTAATCATTTGTTAGGAAATGTGCATTATCTGTGGAAACACCACAGACGAAACAAGGGAGAAAGAAGATGCTTCGTGACGATGTTCGCTTTTACATCGAGGAGATTCTGGCTGAAGAAAACCAGTTTGGTTTTCGCCTGCCGGGCGATATTGGATACAAGTATCAGCAGGCCATTTCGGCGCTCTTTCCCGGCCTCATTTCCGGGATTGTGGCCAAGGTGCCGCCCGGCATGACGTGGGAAGAGTATTCGGACAAGCACGGCCAGCCTTGCGTTGTCCGGCGTATCTGGCAGCACGCCGCCGAAGGGAGCAGCAGCGCCAGGACGGCGGCGTCGATCATTGCCGTCTATGCCGAACCGATGACACACGGCGCGGCCCTCAACACGGCTGAAATGGCACTGAAAAGCGTCGAAGAGCTCTACAAGACGGCGAGCAGCGAGTTGAACCGCCAGTATTGGCGCGACGCCATGAAGCTGCTCCAGCACATTGTGGCGAACGTGCATCTTGCCGCCGCCCACAAGGGCGTGGCCACCCCCGACCACAAGATGGCGGGCGTCTATCACAACGTCACGGCATTCATGCGCCTGCGTGGGCTGGCCGGGCTGAACGCCCTGGAGCAGGCCGTTCTCATTGCGGGCGGCCCGAACGCCTTGAGCGCCGCCTACGGAGCGGATGAATCGAATCCGGAAAATGAAAACCCGGAAATGAAATCCGCCGAATCGAAAAGCGAAAAACGAAAAGCCCGAATCGAAAAGCCCGAATCGAAATCCGGCAAATCGAAAAGCCGCCACGGCAAAGCCAAAGAGGAAAAGCCCGAAATGGCGCACGTCGAGATGGTGCTGTCCACTGTCGAGACACGCTGGCACACGATGGCGCTGGAGATGCCCGCCGCCATGGCGGCGGATAATGACGCCCTGCAAGAGGCCGTCGAGGCCGTGTGGGCGAATGAAGACAACCCGCCCGCTGGCGTGATTGTCCGCGCCTTCGAGGCGGACACGAACATGGAAGTGACCGGCGGCCCGGAAATCGAGGAGAAGGAAATCTACAATGCGGAATGACGAAAAGCAAAAGCTGATTTTGTGCCGGATCGTCATGACCGGCGCGAAAAGAGGGCAAGCGGTGGCCTATAGCACCGCACACGGCGGCCTTCTCTTTGTCCGCTATGGGGACGGCTCCGAAGGAACGGAAACGCTCCCCTTGGCCCTCAAAATCAGCCGCAAGCCGCGCACGGCCAGGGAGCGCGAGAAGTGCCGCGTGCTGGCCGAAGCTGTTGGCGGAAAGACCGTCACGGCAAAAACGTTCAGGAAAATCGTCGAGAAGGAAATCGGGAAATGAAAACGCTCAAAACGAAAAGCTACACTGAATATCGCCGCATGGGATATCCCGCCGCGAGGGCGTGGGAAATGGCCGGAAAGAAGCGTCCCGGCCTTTGGGATGGCCGTGCGTGGTGGATGAATCCACACGACAAGGTGGGCCGGTCAACCAACGTCCCGTCTATCATTCACCTGCCGAAAGGTAACCCCATGATCCGGCACATCCATGAAGACGGCACCGGCTGGTATGCCGACGCATTTTGCGACGAAACCTATACCGGCGCGGCCTTCCAGATGGCCGGGCGGTGGTGGAAGGACTCCGGGGACGCCCTCTATTTCCCCGGATACATCGAGGCCAATGGTGGCTATGCGGTCATTGATCTGTCTCGCCCCTTCTACGGTGGGCGCGACATGTTCGGAGATGATGAAGAGCGCGACAAGTGCATCCGCACCGGGGCGCGCATGGCCCGCGAGGCCGCCGAAGAAGCGCGCGAGTATGATGAGCTGTGGCAGTCCGGGGCGCGCACGGCGCACAAGGCAAACAAACTGATTGAAAAACGCCGCCAGCTTTTCGCCCTGCAACAGGTGCCGCACGGCAAAGCCCTGGACGATCTGGTCACCGAGCTGAAAGAGCGGATCGAAGAAATGGAGGAAGAAATCCGCGAGGCGTTCGAGGGCGTGTGCGACGCATATATAGAAAATGCGTGGGAAGCGTTCCGCAACGGATTCGAAGCCGAGGCCAGCCGTGAGGCCGCCAAGGAATGGCTGGGTGAAGAGGAAAAAGCGGCATGATTTTCCTTTGCACAACATACGACTATCCAGACGATATTACCATCGTCGAGTCCTTCATGCCAGGGCACAACCCGGCGTGGAAGGTGAACGGCGAGGCTACGCCGCTGCAACCCGCCGCGTCCATCGAGGGCAATCTGAAATGGGCCGGATGGGGCCGCCTCAAGCGGTGCCGCGACGGGCATGACACGCGCCAAATCGTGGCCGATCTGGAAATGGTGGAAACGCTGGCGAACCGAACAGACCAGGACATGCTTGGCCCGCTGAATCGCGAGGCGCTTGACGATTGTATCATTGTCCTGCCGCTGGAAGAGCTGCGGGAATGGCATGATGATCTGCCGTTCCCGCCGCTGGTGGCGGGGCGATGGGCGCGCGCCTTGGAGAACGCCGCCAGACGGGCCATTTCCGCCGCGCGCCGGGACGCATGGCGGGCCTGTCGGACGGCCCTGGGCGATGCTTACCGGGCGCTTGATCGCGCCATTGAGCAAACGGAAAAGGCGCTAGGGCTTTGACACCCTAATGAGTCTGAATCACTAAAAGCGAGGACAAAAAGAATGGCAAAGATTGTTATCCCCAAATTCTGGACTGGCATGTTCGACTGGCGGGAGCGCCGCCAGATCGACAAAATCCGGCAAGATCGCGCCGCCTTGGCGGCGTATATCGAAGAGTGGGAAGCGAGGTGCGCCAGGCGGGCGCGTGAAAACGCGGTCACGCGAATCCCGTGGACGCATATCGTCTGGAGGCCCTCATGGCTCCGCGACTATGACGGCACCACCACGTGGTGGTGGCTCATGGGGCCGAATGCGGCGGCGTTTGATCGCCGCGACAAGATGGACATGGACAAGGCGCTCCGGGCGCGTTTCATTCGCGGCGAGCCGTGGCAGGCCGCCGCGGAATGGATAAGCTATAAGCCGCTCCGGCAGATGCTGGCGGCGTCATGGCAGCATCTGGACGACATTGCCGCCCGGTTGGCCACCTGCCACCTTACGGCACGCGATGTGCATGACGATCGCGTGTCAACGTGGGCGCGCCGGGAGCATTTCGGGAAATGGGTCATGGAGCCCCCCGAAACATATCGTGATCTTGCCTGCGACCTGTCCGACGCCCTGTTTTCCGGGCCGCTGGCCCTGGACAGGGACGATCCGCTGTGGGCGTTCACCGGCCCCGAAGGCCCCGCGCAGGACACGCCGGGGCAAGAGGAAGCCGCCCCCGGAGAAATGGCATGAGTCAATATCCCGTCATGTTCTATGCGTCTGCCAGCGGGGAGATCGTTCCAGCTGGCGAGACAGATCAGGCGCTGGCGTGGGGCCAGTCCGGGCGGCTCATGGACTGGCGGACAAAGGGCGGGGAGCCCCTGGAGCCGGTGGGAATGTTCTTTCCGGCTCAATTGGAATACGCGCCATTCCGGCATGAATGCCGCCACGCCGTGCGCCGGGCGAAAGAGCAGCGCGCCGCAAGGCTTCGCGTATTGCGCAATCGTGAGGCGGCGGCACGCGCGCTATGGGCAACGCTGGACACGCGCACCACGGGATGCGCCACGGCGGCGGAGCGGTTCGCCGTGCTGCGTGACGTGCTGGTCTATGGCGTCCCCGTGAGCCAGGCGGCGGAGCGTCACCGCCCGGAATCCGCCGCGCCTGAAACGTGGGCGCGCGACATGCGCCGTTTCATTCAGCGGCTCCGCGAGGGGGGCTTGGTGAGTCAGAATCACTAAAAGCGAGGACAAAAAGAATGGCAAAACCGATCATCAGTTACGCTTTGCATGTTTATGCGCCTGGCAAAGCGCCGCGAACGTTCATCATTGGCGCGCGCGGCTGGTCTGCGCGAGATGGTGGCCGCCGCCTCTATCTGGAAGGGCGGTTTTATGGGCGCGACGTGAGCGACGCCTGTTACAGCCCGATCCGGGCGGCGGAAATGCTTGCCGGATATGCGCCCAAACAGGTGATTTATACGCTGGCGTCGGATGTGAAAACACGCAAGATGTTCAGGGCGTTCAGCGCCCCTGTGGTGCGATGAAACGCCTTGCCGCCATAATAGGCGCAGCGGTGCTGGCCGCCATATTCTGGCGGGACTGGACAACGCTTCTCGCCGCCGCCGCCGTAGGGGCGCTTTTGATCCCCCTGCTGTGACGAAATGAAAAACCGTCTGGCGGAAAGGCCAGGCGGCTTTTCCGCGCCCCCAAAGCTACGGGAAAGGCGGCCAGCCCCGCAAGACTGACCGCCTTTGACCTTACCACCCGGATGCGCCCACAATAAGCCGCGAGGCGGCGGCCTGTCAACGTGATCTGCCCTTGTCGCAATACCACAGCCTGCGGCAAGGGCTTTTTGCTTGCGGCCAGGGCCTTGACAAGCCTGCCCGCCCCGTGGCATTCTCCAGATGCGTTTTCATGTGGGTTTCCCCCTATCTCGACTGGCCCGGCCTTGCGCCGGGCTTTTCTTTTGTCCGGCTTTCGCTTTGGCGGATCCCTCTATACACGACGGCCGCATTGCGGGCCTCGTTGGGACTCGACGCCACCAAACAGCCGCATTGCGGGCCTCGTTGGGCATCGGCAACGACGCATTGCGGGCCTCGTTGGGCATCGGCAACGACGCATTGCGGGCCTCGTTGGGACTCGACGCTCGGAAGGCGCTTGACAGGCCCGTCCGTGCGTGGCACACTGGCCTTGCGATTGATTCAGGATGACTCCTTTGGACTGAACCTCCGACTTGCCCGGCCTTGCGCCGGGCATTTCTTTTCCGGCGGGCTTGACATCGCGCCGGGGGCCGCTGTATCGTCGGCTTCGCAAGCGAACGCCTGCCCGAAACGACCGCCTTCCCGCTTTCTCCCTTTGGTTGCGAATGGCTCGGGTGGGTAGCCAACCCCCGTCTCGCGTCTTTGGGGGCTCCACGCGAGACGGGGGATTCTATTTACGGAACATGTCAAATAAGGGCTTGCAGCCTTGCACAGGTTTTGCTAGGGTTTCTTCACCGGCAACACCTATCGAGGCGAAAGCACAATGTGCGGAACAGACCCCACGGCGCCAGAGACAACTTCACGCGTATCCATTCGCGAGGAGTCCCAATCATACTGTGGCGCAATGCCGCAAGGCGATCGCCTCGCAAAAGACGTGGCGCGGATTGTGCGCGCGATGAAAGTCCTCGCCGCGCGCCTCTGCGTCGCCCCCGTGCCCCGGTTGTCTGTTCCCGGGGCACGGGATCCCCACATGGAATTCCTGCTCAAAGCACTTGGCCGGTTACTGGCCCGGAACACCACGTCTCCGCGCAACTGGACGACGCTTGCCGTGCGCGCCCAAGGCGCCGGAGCGCATTTTGAGGACGCCAGCCGTCTGTTCTTTCGCGCGGCCAAAGCGGCGCGCCGAGGGTCAACGGAGACACGCGCAAAGCGTTGAGATCAAATCAGAAATTTGAAAACCTGAAAATGGAATCCGGCAAATCGAAAAGCCGGAATCGAAAAGCCAGAGAGGGAAAGCGGAAAATGAAAAAGCCGGAATCGAAAAGCTGGCCACCAGAGGCGGGAGGTGAAAAGCGGCTGACGCCGTATCAATGGGATTGGCGTTTCATGAACTTGGCCCGGCACATCGCCGGATGGTCCAAAGACCCGTCAACGCAATGCGGCGCGGTCATCACGCGCCCCGACAAGACCATCGCATCGGTCGGCTATAACGGATTCCCGCGAGGGATTCGCGACGATACGCGCCTTGGAAATCGGAAAGCCAAGTATATCGCCGTCGTTCATGCCGAGATGAATGCCATCCTGAATGCGCATGAGCGCGACCTCTCCGGCATGTCCCTCTACGTGTGGCCCATCGCCCCGTGCGAAAGCTGTGCAAAACATATCGTTCAGACGGGCATTTCCTCTGTCATCATCATGCCGGACATCCCGCCCCGGTGGGACGCCAGCATCACCGCCGGGCTCGCCCTGTTTTCTGAATCCGGTGTAGAAGTTCGTGTCATGACGAAATCCGTGGGGTAAAAGCCATGCCGCCTGTTCCACATCTCAAATATACGCGCCGCAGCACCTCGGTTCTGGAGATCGACGCAGGCGGCGCAGCGATAGTTGAGGCCCACGGCGACGGGCTCGCCATAGACCGCCTCTTGGAGGCCCTGGAGGCGCGCGACAACGCCTTGTGGGAGTGGGAGGAGTGGAAAAGCGCAGACGTGATAGCAGAAGTTCGCTGCGCCTTCATGGCCGCCGTCAAGGCTCGTTTTCCGGCGAAGGAGGCGGAGCGGTTGATCGAGATGTTGAGGGACTTGCCATGACCAGCCGCATTCCCCTTGACAGGCATGGCGAGCGCCACGCGCTTGTCTCTGACAGGGATTACCACTGGCTGACGGCCCTCGGCCTCTGGCACGCTTCACCAGGCGCCGCAGGCAACCTCTATGCGCGCCGGATCATCACGCTGGATTCCGGAAAACGCTCGGTGCTGTATATGCACCGGGCGATCGTAAAGCCGCCCATGGGCTATGTCGTCGATCATATCAATGGCGACAGCCTCGACAACCGGCGGGAAAACCTGCGCGTCTGCACGGTGCGGGAGAACACCGCCAACAGGGCGTTCGCCACGGCTTGCGGGTTTCACGGAGTGCGCAAGCACGGCGCGCGCTGGCAAGCCCGTCTTCTCGGCAAGAGCCTCGGCATGTTCGATACGGCGGAGGAAGCGGCGCGGGCATGGGATGCCGCGGCGATTGCCCGGTTTGGGGAGTTCGCCCGGCTGAATTTCCCCCGTGAGCGGCCTCCGGAGCCGCAGGAGCCGCCATTCTAGGAGAACCGGCAGGATGACACTGCACATTTTCAAATCGCCGCTCCGGGAGGCCCTGGAGCCCCGGCAGGAAAAGCCAAAGCCACCACGCAAGGAGCACATGGTGACGCCGCTCCGCTATCCGGGCGGGAAGGTCTGGCTGGCCGAGGTAGCGGAAGCGTGGGCCGCCACGCACGGGCGCAAGGCGCTGCTGGAGGGCTTTGCCGGTGGCGCGTCGGTGGGGCTGTATCTCATGAGCCGCCGCGCCATCCAGAGGCTGTTCCTCGTCGATCTGGACAAGCGCGTTACGCGCTTCTGGAAAATCCTGTTCGAGTATCCGGCAGCCCACGCCAAGCAGGTCATCAAGCGCATCGAGACGTTCACCCCGGAAGAGGCGGAACTCCGCGCCGCGCTAAGCCGCCGGTGGGACACTCCGGCGGACTACGCCTTTGCCGTGCTGGTCCAGAACCGCTTTGCGGCGTCTGGAATTCTGGATTTTGGAAAGAGCCTGCGCAAATCCGGCTACAGGAATCGCGGCCTTGAGAGCATGTGGTATCCGGAAACGCTGGCCGAGCGGATTGAAAACCTCATGGCTTTCCGGAGCAGGGTGCATGTGGCATGTGAAAACTTCTATGGGGTGTTCGTTCCCGAGAATGCCGCTGTCTATCTCGACCCGCCATACCCGTCCGCCGGGAAGCGCCTCTATGCGGAATCCGCGCATGATCTTAACGACTTAACCGCATGGCTTGCCGCTCACCGGGACACGCCGACGCTGGTCACGTATGAGGATGTGGGGGCCGAACCTTTCGAGCGCGCCGGACTGGCCGCGGCGCGCGTCGCCATGCAGTCCGGCAAGGCGGAAGTGAGGCGTGAGATTGTCGCAGCCTCTCACCACTCAACAGTGCTGGAGGGGGTGCTGTGAAGTATTTGTCGCTATTCTCCGGCATTGAGGCGGCATCAGTGGCGTGGGAGCCTCTAGGTTTTGACCCGGTGGCTTTTGCGGAGATCGAACCTTTCCCCTGCGCCGTGCTGGCCAAGCACTTTCCGCACGTTCCGAATCTTGGAGATGTGAATGATTATCGAGAGTGGCCTGATATGGCTGTTGACCTCATCGTTGGAGGAAGCCCCTGTCAGTCGTTTTCCGTGGCCGGACTCCGTGGAGGGCTGGCTGACGAGCGAGGAAACCTGGCCCTCGTTTTCTGCCGCATTGTGCAGCGCTACAAGCCTCGATGGGTGTTGTGGGAAAATGTCCCCGGCGCGCTTTCCGTTGAGCGAGGCGCCGCCTTCGGGTCCATCCTCTCGGCGCTGGATGAAATCGGGTATGGTCTGGCGTGGCGAGTGCTTGACACTCAATACGTCCGAGTGCGCGGCTTCCCCAGAGCTATCCCGCAAAGACGAAAGCGTCTCTTCCTTGTGGGAAGTCTTGGAGACTGGCGAGGTGCAGGAGCGGTATTATTTGACCGCGAAAGCTGCCGCCGGGATACTCCGCCGCGCCGACGCAAAGAAAATCCGGCTGCCGGAAAGTTATCGCGAGATGCTAGAGCGCCGGAAAGCCGAATGATCCACGAGACAGCGTGGACTTTGCAAGCTTGTTTCGGGAAGAAACAAGGCTTGGAGGATCAGCACGTCAGAGCCGGAATGCCGATGTTTGTTCCCGCCGCAGCTCGTGGACTGACACGCCGGGGAGGGCGTGATGCTTTTGGCGGAAATGGCGTTACCATTTTTACGGACCCAAGAGACTTAAGGCTTCGCAAATTGACGCCAACCGAGGCGGAGCGCCTGCAAGGTTTCCCGGATGGCTGGACTGCCGTTCGATACCGGGGCCGTCCCGCCTGCGATTCTCCACGCTACGCCGCCCTTGGAAACTCCATGTCGGTAAACGTCATGCGGTGGTTAGGGGAGCGTATTCAGATGGTGGACGAGAAAATGAAGGAGCTGAACAATGGAAACGAATCGGGAAGCGACAGAGGCCGAGCTTGAAGTCCTGCGGGCGGAGCTTGCGCACGCCGAGGACACGCTGCGCCGCCTCGAACACGCCGACTACATGGCCTCGATGTCTGACAATCGCTACGCCACCTCCGGGCGTGCCAACGAGGCCGGAAACAAGATTCTGGAGATGAGAAAGCGCGTCTCCGAATTGAAAAACCGCATAGCGGATCTCGAAAGTTGGGGGCCACCCTATTGACCGGCGCCGCTTCATGTGCATAAATGTGAAAACCGGCAACACAGCGAGGCGATCATGACCAAATTCACCATGCTTGCGGTGATTGATTCCGACGGCGGCGTTTACGCTCCCGAGGAAATCAATCACGTTCAAGCAATCCAGATGTCCCGGACGAAATCCTATCGGCGTCCGGTTGTGCTGTCTCTCCGGCACTGGAAGGCCAACTCGAATTGCGTCCATGGGCGCAAATATTTTCTGTGCCTCGACCCCTACCAGAAGCTGCCGCGGCCCCGGCAGATGACCTTCTGCGTCAATTGGGAGGCCACGTTGTATTCCGCCGCGCGCGCCGCGGAGGACAACGGCTCGGGAGAGGTGGTCTGCATTGTCGAGCGCGAGGCGTGGCCGCGGGTCTTTCAGGCCATCCGGAACCTCGATGCCACGGAAGTTCGTCTTGAACTCATCGGGACCTTCGGATCGCTCCCGTATCGCGACCCGCCGAACGGGGTGGCGCGCCCGGGCCTCGATCTGGCCTGCGCGATCGGATGCAAGCCGCCCGCGCCGATGCGCCGCATATCGCCTACCCGCCGCTGCGGATTTCACACAAAGACGAAATACGCCGTTTCCATTGCCAGCATGAGAAAGGAAATCGAAGAAGATGTCTGACCCGAAAAAGATTCACGGGGAGAAAAAGCCGCCCCTCGACGCCACTCCGCCCATCGGCATTTTCACGATGGCGATGGCCATGGAAGACGGCGCGGGCAAGTATGGCCCGATGAACTACCGGGAGAGCAAGATTTGCGCCAGGACCTACTACAACGCCGCCATGCGCCATTGGATGGCGTGGTGGGACGGCGAAGACCTCGCGGACGATTCCGGCGTTCATCATCTCGGGCACGCCATGGCTTGCGCGTGCATCATCCTCGACGCGCAGGCGTCCGGCACCCTGATCGACGACAGGCCCCCGAAGGGGAAGTTGGCGGATTGGCTGAAAGCCCACAAGAAAGACGACGAGCCGAACCCCGCCGCCGTGTATGGGCACCGCAGCACTCTTTCCGGCATGGCCGATTCATCGAGCGACAGATCGGCGTCATTTCCAGAGACGAAACTCTGGAGAGCCGAAGCTCGTATCCCTGTCGCAAAGCCCGCCCGCGTGGCAGAAAATTCCGGCGTGTCCAAGCAGGATGCAGAGCGTATCGCTGACACCGTTCAGAAGAAGCCGGACGCACAGCGCCCTGATCATGGCCTGCACTTTCCGCGGGCGCACATGAGCGCCCTCTTGGCGGGGACGGCGGCACCTTTCGCGCGCACCTTCCCGGAGGTCATGATCCGCACAAAGCACGTCATTATGGCCATGGCGGACGCTGGACTGCTGGACAAAACGGCAATCGAAAAGATGCCGGATGTTCTGGCCGCCCCTTCCCGGCGGGAGGATGTTTCGCGCAAGGAGTTCGTGGAGGCTGTCAACCTCATGGCGCTCCTCCTGACAGACTTCAAAGCGGCTATTTTCCGCCGGGTGTGGCTTGACTACGCCGCCCCCGTCCCCGGGAAGTGGAACACCATCAACCCCATGGCGAAAGCGCAGGCGACACAGGAGCATTGGCGGTTCATCTATCTGGCTGCGCCCATGTCCAATGTAAGGGATTTCAACTTCCCGTTCCTGTATTCCGCCGAGTGGGAATACGCCTTGCAACAGGCGGATGATTCCCTGTGGCCCTTCAACCCTGCACGCGCGGCCAGACTGGATTCCGGAATGCATGCCGCGCCTGACGCCCTTTCCCCCGAAGGGGATCACAGCAAACTCTCCGACGCCTACAACATCCGCAACGTCATGAGGCGGAATCTGGACTGGCTGACCACATACGCGGATGTTGTCCGGGTCCAATTCCCGGTCAGCGAAAACTCGAAGGGCGTGGCTGCCGAATTGGCCGTGGCAAAGGCTATCGGAATCCCCGTGGCGCAGGCCAGACCTCACGACCATTGGTGCCGCGTAGCGGCGCGCAAGGACGTTCCGCTGGCGCTGCTGCCTTTCCTCGGCCCGATGACGGATTTCGAGCGGGAGGCGTATGACAGCGTTTCGCGCAACAGCCAAACCATGTTCTGCAAACCTCGCAGAAAAGACAAGGAGCGAAAAAATGTCTGACGATTCCAAGATCATCAACCTGAACGGCAATTCCGCCACCGTGCTGCGCCGCCTCGTCGAGCGCATCGAAAACCTGGAGGAGGAGAAACGCGCCATCGCCGCCGACATCAAGGAGGTCTATGCCGAGGCCAAAGGCTCCGGCTTCGACACGAAAGCCTTGCGGAAGGTCATCGCGCAGCGCCGCCAGGATCAGCACGAGCTGGAAGAGCAGCAAGCCATGATCGACCTCTACCTGCAAGTGCTGGCCGCGCCCGTGAATACGGACGGCGAAGATGAGGAGGATATGCTGTGAAGAACATCCTGTTCGGATTCATGTCAACGCTCATGGCGTTTTTGAGCGGCGTCATGTGGGCTTTCGCGTTTCTGCTCTACAATGCCCCTGATGGCGGCTTTGACGCCCCAACGGCGGCTGCTGCCGTTGGCTCTTTCCTTGCCATGGGGATGTCATGGCTTTTCAGACCTATCGAAAAGAGCGCGCGGCGACACACAGGCGGCGCACAGCCGCTGAGTCGCCATCCTCGGGCACGGACACACGTCAGCACGAGAGACGGCGCTGTGGCGCCGGGAGATGACCGCTGGTGGGAGGATTACCAATGGAAGGGCTAATGCCACCTACGCCCCTGCAACGCCAGATGGCGCGCAAATGGCTGGCGGCGACGGAAGATGAGCGAGCACTCACTTCCGAGCGCCAGCAGATCGCGCACCTGAAAGCGGCCCTCGCCTGCGTCCAGTATGACGCGGCAATGCTTGAGCAGGACAAACTCGGCACAAACGAACTGATGCGCCTGTGGGGCCGCCCCTCGAAGCATGCCAAAGAAAACGCCAGAACGCAGCCTGTGGCTGCCACCATTGACGCCTTCGCGCGCGCTGTGGCGGAGGAACTCACCGTGCCGGTAGAGTCCCTCTACTCGGCGGACAGGCGGCCTGCCGTGTGCGCGGCCCGGTATGCCGCATGGGCGTTGGCTTATGCCATGTCGAGCCTCCCGGTGAGCCTGTCTGATCTTGGAGCGGCATTCAACAGGCACCATACGACGATCCTGCACGGGATCGACCAGGTGCTGACGAACAAAACCGCCCGGCAGGTAGCCCTCCGTGTGGCGCATAGGCTCCAGCGGCAGGATCAATTCCGGCAGTGGCTGAAAGACCACGCCGCGCGTGACAGGGGGGCGGCATGACGGACAATAACACACCGCCGTTCCCCGCCGGGAAGTTCAAGGTCATCCTTGCCGACCCGCCGTGGGATTTCCGCGTCCGCTCCCCGAAGGGGGCTGGCCGGAGCGCCTCACAGCACTATGGCACGATGCCGACAAAGGACATTTGCGCCCTGCCAGTAGCCGATCTGGCGGACAAGGATTGCGCTTTGTTCCTGTGGGCCACTGGAACAATGCTCCCGGATGCTTTCGAGGTCATGAAGGCGTGGGGCTTCACCTACAAATCCATGGCCTTCACGTGGATCAAGGTGAACAAGGACGGGGAGACGCCGTTCACCGGCATGGGGTTCTGGACGCGCCAGAATGCCGAGTATGTCCTGCTTGGCACACGGGGCCGCCCCAAGCGCCTGTCGGCGTCTGTGCACCAGGTGGTGCTCGACAGGCGCATGAAGCACAGCCGCAAACCTGACGAGGTTCACAGGCGCATCCAGCAGCTCATATCCGGCCCCTATATCGAACTCTTCGCGCGCCGCCCCTTTCCGGGATGGGCCGTGTGGGGCAACGAGCTCTCGCCGGAAGTGATGCAGGAATCCGCCGTGCATGCGCTTGCCATGGGGGAGGTCTTGTGATGGGAGGGCGTTGGACGGAAGAAGAGACGCAACGCATGCTGGATGTGCTCCGGGACGGCGGCTCGTATGATGACGCCGCAAGGGCCGTTGGCCGCCCTCGGAACGCTATCGCCGGGAAGTTTGACCGCTTGATCCGAGCGGGAGACGATCGAGCGATACTGGCTTCTCGGGCAGTTGGGAAAAACCGGCAGATGCGTTGGGAAAGGGCAAGGCGCCGCCGCGCTGATATGGCCGCCAAAAAGCGGCTCATGAGGGAAGCGAAGGCCCGGAAGAAAAAGGCGCAAAAACCACCGGAAGAGGCCCCAAAGCCAGAGGTAGTCGTGCAGAAGGACGCTCACCCGCAAGAGGCGCCTCGGGAGATGTCTTTCCAGATGGAGGTCATTGATTCCGGCGGGATTGGCTTTGCCGATCTCAAGAGCAGATCGTGCCGGTATATCATCTCTGGAGAGGAGAGGCCCATCCGGTATTGTGGAGAGAAAACGGAATCGGATAACGTGCCGTGGTGCGCACGTCACGCCGCCAGAGTCTACGTGAGGAAAGGAGAATCGCGATGACGAAAGAAACGAAAGCCCCGGAGGGGGTTGCCGAAGGACTCAAATCGGCGGCGGAAGCCGTCCGGGAGTGGGCAAAGGCCCGGCAAGACGAAATCTTCAAGGACGGCGAAGAGGCCATGCGCCTGCTGAATGAGTTTGGCGAGCGCGCGACGGACCGGCAGTCCGCAATCAACGCGCTCGCTCGGGAGAACGAAGACGACCTCCGGGACACCTTGAAAAAGATCGAGGAGCGCCGCTGGCGCTAAAAGGTGCTCTTTGCCCAGCGATACAGGCGCGCCGGGGTCATCCGCCACGGCTTCGGCGCGCCAACGAGATGCGCCGCCAGTTCCGAGCAGAACCACCTCTTTCGGCGCTCTGCCCGCCACGGGCACAACACGGTGCAAAACGCGCCGAGCCAATCATATTTGGCGCCGAACGGGACTCGCCCATACGTCTCGATAAGCGCCGGGCTTGGCGGCAGAGCGATATAGGCCCAATGACCCGGCTTTCCGGCTATCCGTTTTGCCCGAACACCCCCGTCGCGCGGACTGCTGGAAACCCATTGGCCCCCCGGGAAGATCACTTCGACGTGAGAATACTTCGACAGGGTGGCGATCCTGACAACCCAATCCCACAGGCGGCCACGCCCCTTGTAGAATGCGAGAACGACGAACTGCTGCCGGTCATCCATTTCCAAGCGCCTCCATGAACTCTTGCAGCCGCGCCGGGGCCGCGGCGCGGACAGCGGCAGCGAACCCCATAAGTGCATCAGCGTCCTCCGGCAGTGCCGCCAACGACGCCCACGCCTCCCGGCGCGCCTTCTCTGCGGCTGTCATGGCGGCGGTGTAAGCTTGTGCCTTCGGGGCGATCTTGGCGGCCATGTAGAGCGCCTTGTCTGCCTCGCTGGCCAGCCCGGCAGCTTCTGCCTCATTGTCAGGCACCATGGCCGCCAGCGCCGTGCGCGCGGCATTCGCCTTGTCGGCGTCCCCGCTGTTCAGGTCTTCAACGAGCTGGCGCTTCGGCGTCCACGTCGCCATCTCGATAGGGGTAGCATGGCCCGCAATCTGGTCAAGCGCCCACGCATACATGATTCGAACCGTCTGCTCGGCAACCCGGCGGGCTGTTGGGGCGTCCAGATCGGGGATCTTGTATCCCGTCACAACAGGCTCGCCGGGAATAATCTCCCCACCCTCGCCAAGCACGTCGGGGCCAGGCTCATACTCCACATCGAGCAGCACGTCGTCAGGCAACCATACCTCGACGCACCCCGGGTGGCGCCCCAAAGGAACATCCACGTCGTCCCGATAGTTGGCCACCACATAGCCAAGGTCATCAACAAAGTGCCTCATGACAGATTCCACGCCCCATAGTTGCCCTCTGTGTTGTGTGCCGGGCTGTAAACCGGCGTGCCGCCCTGCGGGCTATAGTTGCGGATAACAGAGCCCCCTTGCGCGTAAAGGGTCCTCTTCGCACTCGGCTCGGACGACGCGGGGAATGTGTGGTTGTTCAGGTAAACCGTGCTCTTGTAGGCCGCATAGACCTGATACCCTCGCGCCCCATTCGCTTTCGTGCGATATGCCTGGACCCACCCGCCATATGACGACGAGATGAATCGGCGGCAATCCCGTGCCGAAGTGTGGACGGCATAGACCCCCGCCCCCGTGGCGGACACGAGCGCGTCGTATTTGATGTAGTCCATGATGGCCTTTTTGTCGGAGCGGCCATACAAGGCTATCGCGGACCCGTGCCCGGCGGCAACACCAGACGAGTAGTTGCCGAAATACGCTTGGGCGTCGCTGGCAGAGTAGATATAGACCACCCCGTTGTGTTCGCCCGTCAGCCCGTTTCCAACTTTGGCGTCTTTGCCAATGCAATGCGGCCCGCCCTGCATCATGACCGTCCCGGCCAGATCAGCATATCCGCCGGTCGCGCCGATGACGGAGCATTTCCACGCCTGAATAAAGCTGCTCCGCGCGCGAAGCGCAACGCCGACATGGTTGGCGTCGCCATAGCCATTCCCATCGAACAGGATGCGCGATGTGTAGAGCTGGCCACCCCCGAAGTGCCATATCGCTGCCCACGAATCGAAAGCCAGCCGGACCTTGTAGGCGTCCTTCAAGAGTTGATGGTCATGTGCAGCATTGCCGGTATAGTCCCCCGCCGCCGGGACCGTGAGCGCCCCGGTGAGCGCCTGCAAGGTGATGCCACCGGAACACACCGGCGGCGTGATAGGGGACGTAATTCCGGTGTAATCCCCGTCGCGCAAGCGAATGTAAATTCGTTCCTGCCCGTCAACCATATAGCGGGTGCATTCGCGGAGGGCGGAAATGATGCCAGCCGCGCCAACATCCTTCCAGTCCCCCACCTGTTTTGAGGCGGCGTCCGGGGCAATCGTGATATAGATGCTCCCCGGCGTGGCCTGCACAAGCGCCCGCCCGAGATACGTCGGCGCGGTCAGCTGCATATCCGCGTTCTGGTCAAAATTATCCAGCACCGCCTTGTTGGGGTGGTCATGCGCCAGTGCGGCAGCGTTATCTATGTCCGGTAGGGCGGCCCCGTGCTGGTGCCGCTTGATGGCGGCGTCATCAATGTTGGCCAGCGGCTGGCCGTGCTGGTGCCGCTTTACGGCAGCGTCATCAATGTCGGCCAGCGGTTGCCCGTGCTGGTGCATCCAGTCAACCGCCGTGTCTATGTCGGGGAGAGGGCGTCCGTGGTTGTGGGCGGCTCCGGCGGCAAAATCAATCTGCGCCGGAGTGGACGTTGGCTTGCCCTGAATGAGACTCCACGAATGAATGATGTCCGTGCTCTCCGCTTCGGACAGCTTTGTAAAGTCATCCGTAGCGGAGTTGTAGATGTAGATGGCCCCGCCGGAATCAACATTCGGATCGGCGGATGCATCCCGGACAATGACCATCTCACGGTCAGACAGATGCGGCTTCAAGGCGTCTCGATCCGCGATCGTTTCCACGGCGCGAACGTCCGTTCCGTCAGCGGCGCCGCCAGGAATGCCTGTGTGAATGTCGCCTAGATAAGGCACTACCCGCTCCTGTGCAGAAGGTTTCGTGTCCCGGGAACGCCTCTCGACGCGACGCGCAAAACGAACGGCGTGTCGAAGTCCCTGACCTCAATGACGATGCGGTGCATCTCGCCGTAGAACTGCGCCGAGCGCTTCGGATGTGCCGGATCGAGCGCCGTGGCGTCGCCAAGGGAACCAGCCTTTTCCGGCCACGATTGAATGATCGTCCCGTCCCCCGCATCAACCTCGAAGCGGACGCGCAGTTTTGCATTGCCAGTCGGCCCCCACCATACCGCGGGATCCACGAAAATTGTCTGCGGCGTGAAGGAATACTCCCCGTCCGCTTCGACATGCGCGTAACCGATGTGCTCCGTCATTTCGCCCCTCCGTCAAAACTGTGGCGCCTCTCGGAACGGTCCATGCGGTCGTTGAGGCGGTCAACCGAAACGAGGATGCGCTGGAGCAGCGCGTTCGTGGCCTCTATGGACTTTTCCAGCCTGGCCAGCCTTTCCCTCGCCGCGCCGTCTTTCGCGCGCAGCGCCTCGATGGCGTCATGGTTGAGGGCGATTGTCCTCCCAAGAGACTGAATCGACCGGGCATTCGTCTCGACATCGTTCCGCGTCGCGTTGAGAAACCCGGCGATGCCAAGGAGCAGCGTTGCGATCGTCAAGATCGTGGCCAGATTCACTCGCTTGTCCAAGTGCCATGCCCCGTCATTGATGTTGACTTCCTTCGTCATTTTGTCCTCGCTATATCCCGCTCCCACGCCACGAGCTGCCTGTGTCGGGCCGCACATTCGGCCAGCGCGACCCTGTGATCCACGAGGGCGCGCCTGGCGGATTTGTCGATTTCAGGAATTTGGCATTCCTCCATGACGGCTTTCGGCGGGATCGGCCTCTCGCAAAATATGCTCTCACCTGATCCGGCGCAGCCGGTCAATGACAGAAGGATCAAGATTGCAGTCCTTCGCATTGCGGAAACCCTCCTTGAGTTTCGCCGCGATCTCTCTGGCTTCCGCCAGCACTCGATCCGCGTCCTTCTGTCGCTCCATGGCGGCCCGGAGGGCCTTCTGGATTTTCTCACGTTCGGCGGCGCGCGCTTCCGCCAGTTTGGCTTTCCATGAGGCGTCGCACTCCGCGCGTGCGGCAACGGCCCCTTGATGGGCCTTATATACCCCATACACCTGCGCCGCCGCAAGGCCCATGGCCAGCAGCACGATGGGGTTTTTGAGCAGAGAAAACGCCGCTCTGAATATGCCAAGATATGGGATCATCGGGACAGATACTCCCCTGTCCGGTGCTTGATAACGCGGTTCCGGCGCGCCCGCCACGCGATCCACATGATGAGCAGGCCAGACGCCCCGGCAAACACGATGGCGTGCCCCTCGATGAAGGCGGCAACATCCCCGGCCAGTTTCACGGCTTCGGAGAGCGTTCCGGAGTTCTCTTTGAGCACGGGCAGCACTTCGCGCGCCGCGCCAACGACCCCGGCGCCACCCGCAACCAGCGCCCCGGTCTGCATCCCCGTGTTGGCGCGTGCAATATCCGTGCTGCCCATTTCCGCCAGTTTCGAGGCCGTTACCTTTGCCCTGTCAGGGGCAGATTTTCTCGGCTCGGCATCATCGAGAGCGAGGATGAATTTTTCGTCGATGTCCAGATTGAGCGGAAGGCCATGCTCGTTCTTGAAGGCCAGCACGGCGGCTTGCGTGCGCGGCCCCCACACCCCGTCAAGCGTGCCAACCTCGTGATACCCGAGGCGCTTGAGGCGCGTCTGGATGGTCAGCAAACGCTGGCTGTAGCCTGCCCGCTCCGTCACATCGGGACGCGGAGCGTCGAGGCCAGCCTTGCGCAGGGCGCGTTCCAGGCGCTCCGCCAAACGCTTGATGGGCATGAAGCTGCTCTTGTCCCCCGGGTTTACAGTCTTGCGCGCCTTGGCGTAATCCAGCGCCTTCCCGGCGCGCAGATAGTGCGACAGCCGATACCGGGTGAACCAGCCCTTCAAGATGCCGTTGACCAGAATGAAGGCCGACACGTCCACGCGCATGACGGCTTCCGGATTTTCGAGGATGTCCACTCCGAATTTCTCCCGGCATGCCTTGCGCGCCTTCCCGGCGTAATTGGAACGGTGCGTGATCTGCACCATTCCGCGGCCAATCCAGTAGTCGCCGTTGGCATCCCGCAGCCAGTATTTGTGCTTGACCCAGCGCAGCCTCCCCTGCCGCCACGCATGTTCGAGCCGCGCCGACGCCTGCTCGGGGCTGCTCGCATATGCCTCATAAACCGGCAGGATACGGCCACCCGTCTCCCAAATATCCGTGGCCAGAAAGAAGGCCACCACATCGGCGCGCATGGCGCCAGCCTCTTCCGCGGCCTCAATGATGGCGCGCAGGGCGCCCTTTCGCCGCGCTGTGAGGCGCAGCGGCTTTGGGTAGCCTTCGGCCTTGGCGTGCCGCCGCAGGTCCTTCACGGCGGCATACAAGGGCTTGTAGTTGATGGGCACGGTGGGCTCTCCTCAAGTGATGTCGATGTCTTGTATCACGGATTTCCATGAATCGGAAGTCCCGCCACCCGGCTCGTCGCGGACGGCGGTCAGCCGGACTTTCCGCGAGACTGGCGCCGTCCCGAAATCTGCCAGCGGGATGTCGAAGCTGGTATCGCCCTCGGCGGCAACGTGCGTCGCCAGAACTGTCCCGCCGGAGTCCAGAACTTCGATCCGGGTGCGCTGCCCGGATTCCGGCGTCCTCGTGGCGCCGTCCCACGCCACGGCCACGCCGTCCTCCGCCACGCGGTTCCGGTTGGCCCATGTCACCGTCACATCGGAGCTCCCGGAGTGGCTGGCTGTGGCGGGCCACGCCGTTCCAGCCAGCACCATGTTGGCGGGCCGCAGAGGCGCGTTGGCGCGCGAAGAGGGCGTCACCGTAGTGGCGGTGGCGGCAGAGGCATCAAGCACGCCCAGCCCCGTCCTGGTGAGCAGCTTCACGTCAAAGCTGGCGCCTTCATTGTGCGCCACGGGATCGACAGGGAAGATGTATTGATTCCAGACCCAAACCGAAGTGCCGACGGGCCATTCGGACGGCAATGTATCGAACGCGCCGCGGAGCAGCGTCACTTCATCGTTCACGGAATCGTAGGATTTGATTATCACGATCTCGTGATCGTCTTCGCCGTCCCCGAAAATGAGCATGTTGCCCGTTTCCGGGCCATACGCCCCGGCGAAAGACGAAATGAGCTGATCGACAGGAATCGTCGTCTCCCACTCGATGGTCAGCGCCTGCCCAAGCGTGCCCTTGTCGGTGAGCGGAAGAGCGGCCTCTTCCGTCCACACCGTGTTTCCCGCACCGTCCGTTGTTTCGACAGCTACGGAAAATCCGGAACAGTCCGGGGCGCTATCCCGGGCCATGATGATGAGCCATGCTTCCGGGCTGATGTTGACTTCGTTCGAGACGAGCGCATAAGGCGCCGTCATGATGACCTGTTGATCCAGTGGCGTCGGATCGGTCAGCGTGGCGTCCCACGCCGCATATGGGAGGGGGACGGCCGTCGGCGGCGCAAGGCTGTAGATGTCCTCTGCCAGCGTTGCGGTAATGGGCATCTTGCCCGGCGCGCCATAATCAACGCTGGTCACGCGCATGATGATATTGCCCGTCTCGTATTCCGGCCAATTGAATCGGACAAGATCGCCCGGCTGGAGATTCCAGAAAGACCTATCCAATTTCACGTCCGCAAGACGCTGATTGTAGCCAGCCTGCCGGAGGTCCCGGAGGGCCAGCAGCCATGCCGTATAGTGGTCGCGGATCATATAGTAGTTCCGCGTGTCTGCGACAATCTGTCCGAAGGCGTTGATGGCCGCCGTATCCTGGGCGGAGACGGACTTCTGCGTTTCCGTGGCCGGGTCGGTCCACAGCACCGTGACCTGATTGATCGTGGCGGCGCAAGCCTTGCAGGCATATTGCGTCACATCCGCCACGCTCGGCGTGATCGTCCGGATGTTCGGATCATCCGATTGGTAATCGGAACGGAGAAGGCGCAGCCGCCACTTTCCGCTGTCCGGGTTCACTGTCATGACCGCTTGAATCGTGTCGATGATGTCTTTGATGACCTCCTCGACTTTCTTCTGGCGCGCCCACACAAAAGAGATTCCCAGCCCTTCCGTGTCCAGCACAGCCGCCGCATCGAGGAAACTCTGCGTGTCTATCCGGGAGGTTGGAACCCCGAGGCCATAGTCCGGATCGCGGAGGAGTTCGTAGAGCACGTGCGCGGGGTTGGCGTCTGGCGGCGTTGGCGCCTCGATGGTGCTGGTATTCTCGACGTTGTTTCCCGTTGTCCTGTCCGTCGCATACCTGACGGTGCCGGTCTTCGCAATAAGCGATGCTGCCGGATCGAGATACTGCGGGGCATACGTCACCTGGACGCTCACCGACAACCCTTTGGGGCGCTTCTTCTCCTTGTTCACGCCCCACACGAAATCGTGGAAATACAGCATTGCCACTCCGGACATCCCGGGCAGGGAAGAGGGCGTTCCGCCGTAGGCGTTGCTGGCAAGCCGAGCCGACATCTGCTGCCCGATCTGCCCGACGTAAAACTCGACATCGCCGCGCACGCCGTCGCCGTCCCCCATGAGATCGGGATAGTCGAAATAGAGGGTTTCATCCGTGGTGATGGCCCCCGTTTGCGAGGTGCCGTGGCTGCTTCCGCCGGTCAGGCCGGGAAACCCCTGGCTGGACAGGCGCTCCAGCACCTCCGACCAGACGAGGTGCCGGTTGATCCACATGGCGCGGAACGTAACCGGGCCGAAACACACGGCGAGATGCGACGCCATCTGGTATTCATACCGGATTTCGCCGTTGCAGACCTTCGAGCGCTGCCTGTTTACGCCAACCCCGCAGATCATTTGCACACCTTCTTCTCGACGAAAGATTCCCGGCCATACCAGAGGACGGCGGGGCCTTTGATGGTCACGGTGCCGAAGACGACGATCGTCGGCTCTCCGGAAGCATTCCCAACGGGGTCTTTGGCGCGCGCCCACGATGGGGTGGTGGCCGCCGGTTTCGGCTTGCCGGAACACCCGCGCGCGGCGCTGGAAACGAAGCCTGTCGGTGCGAACTCCATGTCAAGTCCTCTCGTCAGCAAAGGGCATGTTGCTTGTGATGGGCTCGGTTATCGTCCCGCCGAAATGCGGGAGATTGTTGAACACGTCGCGGCACGTCGCGTAAAGCTTATCACACCCCATGGAGAGTGTCACGGCGTCGCCCGTGTTCAGCCCTTCGGGGGCATTCGACAAGGTGATCTTGTCGTTTGCAGCATCGACGACGAGGATCCACGCCCGCGCCACGCCGTGCTGCATTGACCACAGGGCCTCACCATAGACGAAGCGATCCTTGTCATGCGGGATATTCCATCCACTGGCCAGCGTTACCACGTTGCCGTCCACGCCCGCCGCGGAAGCCGTGACCGTGAAGGAGGCCCGGGGCGCGAGACAGGCCGGGCCATACAGGATGTGTGGGCAGGTCTGCTGATACGTGCGGCGAAGCCCGGGCCGCGCCGCCTCGATCTGCTGCGACTCGAAAGCCGCCGTGAACCGCTGCTTCATGAAGATCGCCCCGGCCATGATACCGTGGAACCTTTCGATGAACTCCGCATCGTCCAGGTGCCCGTCATAGATGGTCAGATGAATTGCCCAAAATACCGGGTGCGGGCCGTAGAAGAGCCGGGCAAAAGCCGCCTTGGCCCCCATGGAGACATTCACCCGGCGCCGGTCCGAGCCTGTGTTGGCCACGATCCGGTCATACATGATGGGCTCCGGATTGTAGGTGTCGCCAGCATAGGTCACGGCGTGCTCGGCATTGGTGTAGAGGTATTTCGTGTTTCCGATGACGATTTTGAACAACGTCACGGGGAGGCCGTCTTCACGGCTGGATTCTCTGGCGTCAAAAGACATCAATCAGCCTCCAATAGGCGGAACGACAAGTTGAACTCCCCAATGCCGCGCACCGGCCACGCCAGTGACAAGGCGTCGGAAGCAAAGCGAACACGATAGACCCACTGGCACGTCACGATGTCCGACAGCGCGATGTCGCGGGGCCATGCGTCATTGACGATGATGTGCGTGTCATGGCCCTCCGGATCATCAACCGCGACGATGCTCGTCACCTTTGTGGTGATGTAGGTCCCATCCGTCAAGCGGAGACGAATGGCCTTATGGACGGGGCTGTCGGCAAACGCCGCATAGAAATCCTGCCCCTTGATCCGAAGAACATGCTGCCCGGATACGAGCGGGTCCATGGGGAAGAAGTCCTGCGAAAATGAAGGCAGCCAGAATGATTTGCACGTCCCCCGATGCAGGATGAAGAAGCCCTCCAGGGCTTTCGCCTCTTCAAGGCCGATCTCCGTCCACGTCGCGCTAATCGTCTGCCCGACAAACGGCACGGGCGTAGTGGTCCGAACCACCCCCTGCCCGAAGTCCAGCGTTTCGCGGAAGGACTGATAAATACGCTTCGGGGAAACGCGCCAGTTGAGGCGGATGTCGAGAATCTTGCGGCCATCGAACTCCGCGGCCCACACACGATCCCACCACACCATCGCTCCCGGATCGGCTTCATACGTGACGACCGTTCCAGTTATCGTCCCGGTGGGAGACACTGCGGGTATCTGTTTTGCCAGCTTCCCGGGAACGCCGAGCATGAATTTCGATCCCTCGGGGTAGCTCCCGTTGATAGGTGAGTGAAGAGTCACTTTCTTCGTGCCGGAATCAACCGCGTCAATGAGTCCGGATTCCATCCCGCCGCCGGGGGCCGACAGCACAACAAGCGCGCCTGGGAGCGCCCATTCCGGAACCTCGGAAAGTGTAACTTCGGTGTCTGCGGGCGAAGCGTCCTGCCCTGTGAGCACCCACCTGACGTAGTCCGGAAAGACCATCGACGTGTCCGCTTTCGTGGACAGCATGCGCAGCAGATAGTGCTGCTTATCCTTGATGCCCGTAACGCGCATCCGCGTGCCGCGACGAGGATACTTCCGCAAAGCCCGGCGCTGCTCATGCCCGTCGCGCGCCATGAATACGTCAGTCCGGAACTCCAGCTTGTCTGTCACGGCCTGCACCCAATTCGGCGGGAGCTCGAACAGCACAACACGCAAGCCGGAGACGGAGACATAGGGCGTCAGATTGTCAAAGTGGAACAGCACCTGCGCGTCGATGACCGGCGGGCCATCCATGGAGACGACAACATGCGTATCGACGCTCTCAAGCGCCTTGAAAGTGCGAGGCGTTCCGAGCAGAACGGAGATCCCCGTGTCATTCAGGACGCCGATGCTGTTCAGGGTGTGGTCTTCGAGATACGCGGACCAGATCGAAAGCGGAATTTGTGTCTCCGCGGTGAGCGTCCCGAGATCAATCTTCTTCGGCGTGATGTGGTAGTCGTTATACCAGTCGTCGAAAAACGTGTGCATGCGCCATCCGCTGCCGGAGAACGCCCATGATACGTCAGCCGGGCCATGGAGCGTCGTCGCCCCGATGTCGCGCACGCGCACTTCCGGCTCATCTATAAGCCTCGCTTGCGGGCCGGGGGCGAGCCTGGAGGACCGGACAACCCATGCCGCCTCCGCTACTTCCCGATTTTCGTAAATGCTCGGCATGGCCTACTCCTTGTAGGCGATGCCAAACGGGCCGGTGTTCTCGTTGTCCGGATAGTAGCGCGATGTGGTGTAGTCTGCCTCATCGTCAACGAGGTTCATCTTCCCCAAGGGGAAAATCCACCACGTTGAAGTGCCAACCGTGACGGATTGTCCGGGCGTGAGATTTTGCAGGTTGACTGCACGCACGCCGATAGGGTGGCCGAGAGGCCGATAGAATCGCCCATTGGCACCGTCATCGTTGTTCGAGAAGAGCTCGATCGTGGCGAGGAGATTCGCCGTTGAAATAGGAGCGAACCCGCTGGCGATAAGCCCGTCGATCGGCCCGTCGTTCGGCCCGCCAAACACTTCGGTGCCGTCGCCAATCTTGTCTGGACTCTCGCTGCTCTCGTAATTCGTGGAATGCTCCATGTGGAACGGCCTGAACCGCGTCGCGTCGTCCGGATGGTCAATAAGCAGCCCACCGCTGTAGGGCGGCTGCCATTCGTCGGAGGCGCCGCCGGACGGGGCAAGGCCACCGAAGGGGTGCCGGTGCTCCGGAGAATCCCATTCATACGGGTCGGAATAGTATCCCTTGCGGCAGAGGACGTTCGATCCCGTCATGACGATGCCGTCGCCATAACTCCCGTGCCGCTCAATGCGGCCAAGATAGAAGTGCCGATAGTGCTTGTTGTCGAACTCCACCGCACCCGCGATGAACGTGGCGTCTCCGCTGGCCGCGTCATGACCGAACATGTGAAGCTGCACCGCATTCCGGGGCGCGGCGTCAGATGAGCCGGTGCCCGTCGGCTTCGTCGGCGCATACACCCGGCACTCATCCGCCACGGGATTCCCGCCATCGAAGCTGAACCACATGTAGTTGTTAAACAGCCTGGCGCCGCTCCCATTTTGCGTCGTCCCGTTCAGCGCCATGATCTTGAAAGTCCGGCTCGGGCTGTTCGTGCCCGCCGGAAACGTCATGGTGGCCGTTGTCTCGCCGTTCGGGCCAGCCGAACCCGTCGCCGCACTCCATGAGGGGAGGTGGTTCGTGATGAAATCCACGATCTTCGCGGGCACATCCTCGATGTTCGTCAAAGCATAGGCGACATGCG